GTTCCCAATCGCAGGTCAGCCTTGACGGCAGCCTGCTTATCTTATAACCGGAGATACTCCCACGAGGAGTTACGCCGGTTGAAGATAACCCAAGTGTACAACTCGCAAGTTGCACAGTAGGTAGCCAATGGTGCCAGGGAAGCACTATTGGTACGGGTAGATACGCGTAGACGGCCTCAACCGCCGGACCACTGCCGTCGTCAAGGACGAATCCTCGACAGGCTGTGGTTCGACGTCTCGGCCTAATCTCCGTGTGCCCCCATCTGGATTCGACGTCATGAATGACGGCGTCTCCGAGATGTTCAGGGCCCCGGCACCTACGGACATCACTCGGAATAGCGTCCAAAACGCGAAGCCAAGCACGCCTAACAATATCCCAACGAGGGCTACTGTTATCGTTTGCAAAAGCCACGCGCCTAAGACCGTTTGCAAGTGATATCCATTTCTGCGGTTCATCTGGTATTTCCTCTAAATAATGGGCCCTCACGGGCACACCGCCGAAGAAATCACCCCCGCAGGATTCTCTGAAAGGACCTTCGCTGAAGGTCTTTCGGTTGTTCGGTTCGAAACCGAAGAACGCGAGAGCCGCGAGCACACTTTTAGTGTGCTCGACAGGTACTATGAGGTCGTCCCCATAGCACTTCACCAAATCCGGGTCACCCCCTTCATCGGCTACCACTCGCCGTGCCAACGTTGCAAAGATAAGCGACTCAAGCTCGAACGTGAAGCCATTCCCCATTGAGGAGAATTTCTCTAATCGAACCCAATGATCGCAATTCGAATCAGGCACCCCCGGAAGGGGCTGGTCCGTTTTGCGACGCCTACCAAACATTAACGTATGTGTGGCACGCAGAGAATCGAGCAATGTAAACCATTCCTTTCGCAAGACAAGGCGTGGCAGTACCCGACACAAGGTGTCGGACGCATTGCTCATATCGATCGTAGCCAGTTCGCCGTTTAGGCTTGCCTTTTGGGCCAAAACCCTGTGCAGGTCCTGACCGGTCTTAAGATCGATTCCGATACGTCTGAGTCGTGTCTTCATTAGTCTTCCAACGTCAAGTTGAAAGCTAATGTTGATCGAAGGCTCTTTGCAACACCCGCGATGCTTTTCAGCATCTTTGGGCACGGTAAAGAATTTATTACCGCGTACCGTAAGAGGATCACTTTGCCAAGGACGGTCTTCACAGAGCGTCCGGAACCACGAGGTTTCCTGCCAAAAGCAGAGCAGGTCTCGGGCTGACGAAGTAATCGTGGGAGTGCTGGACATCTTGTCCGGCGTTGTTGTTAAACTACCGGCATCACCATACGTGGCACCCCCCGAAAACCGAGGGGTCAGGTGGGTAGGCAGGGTTCCCAACACAAAGTCGACATCTTTCCGCCATGCGTCGATGAAACGCATAACGCGTTCATCTCCGGGATGCTCAGCGAAGGCATCCTCGGGGATGAAGCGAGTCAATCTCGCATTGGTAGCAGCATTTCTACGCTCGCATGCATAGAAAGTGGCTACAGCAGCCCCCTCACGATCCACTTCCGTAGTGATTTGACACTTGCGGAGGAGCTCTGTCACCAGAGCATCCTTCCAATAGCTTTCGCTATCGGCGTAATCATGAGGCCTGACGCGCAATTTAAGCAATTGCGTCCACTCACCACTGTCGGCTAACAGCTTCACAGCTAAAGCCCGTGGTGTGGCCACGTCCTCGCAAAGTGCGTGGACGACACGGATCAAATGATGGTCCATGTAAACTTCCTTCCCGTGAGTTGATGATCTCGATAGGCCGCAATTAAGCGGCCGGAACGGTCGTAGGCCTTAAGTGGCCGGGACAGCATCGCGAACAATCGCTTTGACCAGGGCATGAGCCATGGCGTTAGCGACGAACGCAACTGCATCGTTCTTCAGAGACTCAGGGAAGTCGTCGGGGACAGTCACGTCGGCATTGAAGTCGAACGCGCTGCCAACCTTCGTCAAGCCAGTCACCGAATCCGTGTAGGACGAGGGAACCTGGATCTTGATGTTGGCCTTCCGCGCCTTGTTACCGTTGGCTCGCGCCGCGATAGCAATGCGGGGAAAAACGGACGAAATGTTTCCTTCTTTCAATCGCCAGTTGGCGAAAGAACCATCACCAGCCGCAGGGCTGATGAGGGTGAAGGTCTTTGCGACCGGGGTGGCGGCACCATTGTTGATGGTGATGTCTGCGGCTGAAGGCATGGGTTTGTTTCCTTAGATGAAAGGAGGGCTTGCGCCCGAATGTTGCGTTAAATCGCACGAATCAGCTTGTTGAGTCGTGATACCTTTTGGACAAGGAGAGATGTCGCTATCACAGCGAGCTCCCAATCCACTTTAGGTACCCTCAATTCAAACGTCAACGGCGGGGAACCGTTCAAAACCCGGCTTTTCTCTCGATATCGCACACCACCATCAAAGGCGGCAAAGTGCGGTGTACCAGGAGCATAGCCTCGCGCTGAACAGGAGTGCGTCAGGAGGAAAACCTGACTGTATGTAGTGTTCCGGTCTGTCACAGACAGGCCAATCTCGTCGGTAAACGAATTGACTAGCTGGTTCATATTCGAGACCATATTAACTACAAACGACCACGGGATAAGATCCCACGCGACCGCTGCTGGGTTCAATAAACCCAGCCGATTGAGCAGCCAGAGGTTCGGGTTAGTCACCACAACGCGAGCGTTGTAGGTAACACATAACCGACCCTGCCAGCGTTTGAGTTCGAACTTCCCAGATGTGGAAAGATCGACCTGCTCATCGATTATACCACGAGCACGACTCGTGATATACTCTGCTTGCTTGAAAATGCACGCCGTGTGCAGCGAGGCTTGCACGTCCTGAATCAGGGGCATCCAGCCAAATTCGGTCTCAAGGACCTGATTAGCTAGTGGTTCCCTTTCCTTCTTAAGACGAGTAAGCGCCTTCTTGTTACCAAGAAGGCCATTATAGGCAGAGTCTACCGTCCGTTGCATATGACGCGATCTATTAATAATCATGTCTCTGGATTGTTTCCAGGATGCAGCGGTAACGCCCAAGGAGGCGCTACCCTTTCTGAGTTTCCCATTGAACTTGGCCAAGGCCTGGTTCGACAGGGAATCGAAGCTCGCCGAGAGACTTGGCGGGCGGGCAATGAAGTCAATGTTCGCAGCAGTGGCGGGCAGTACGGATACTGCACCATCATAGCCCAACCAAAATCTGGTTGTAACTGCCTTTTTCATAAGGCAGCTTTGCGGACGCTTAACTAGTTTGCCCCCTACACGTGTGGAGTTATTCCAAGAGGATTTCTCCTCCTCGCATTGTACAGTGACAACCTTATAAGGGTCGCCACCTGCGTACTCACGCGACTTGGTGTAGGATCGTACCGGCATATTTCTTTCAGAAAGGAGTTAGGGGTTTGTAATCCCCATTAAGGTGTCACAAAGAGTGACTGAGCGCAGGTCGCGCTCAGAGGCATCAATTGCTGATGTCCCACCCCCCGTTGGTGAAGGCATTCCAAGCCTGCCAAAGGGCCAGCAGAAGCTGGAAGAGAAGATAGGTTCCCTCATCCATTTTTGGCTACCGGGGCGATCAACAGCTTTTTGACATAGCCTAATTCGGACTTCAGTTCCTCATCGCTGAGAAAACTCGGTTCGAATTCTGGCATCGCAATGTGGTGCTTTCGCTCCACAAGGCGCGAGATTCGCGATAAGCGTTTCTCCTGACTCCCACGTCTCTTGACCTCGCGGTCTGAGTGCGTGAGAACAGTATGTCTGTCATTAAGCATATTGGCCCAGTAGTTAGGAATGGAGAGGGG